GGGCGGAGTAGGTTCAGGCGAAGGGAAGTTGGTTAAGAATGCCGAGTTCTCTATGAATCTGTCTCCTGAAGCTTATGAGCAACTTATTCAGCGGATTGATACAGGGTCTGATCCATCGTATGCAATTGAAGATGCTGAGCAAAAGGTGTTCCATTTTGCTGGCAACAGAATGCCTACTTTAAACGTTGATTCCTCTCTTGACGGAACAATTTTAAAAATAGGTGACTTCAGCAGTAATGGCCACTCTTCTTTGACTTCTGGGTCTGGCCCTGAAGTGGCCAATAGTAAGTTCTATCCGTCTGGTGATGATAAGGTCAGGGTTGTGGACCTTGGTGGGGGCGTAAAAGCTATAGTTTATCCTGAAGTTGCAACAAGTGGGAATGTGGAACACGGTTTGAGTAGAAGGGTTCGACTGTTTGTTGGTGGAGACACTAGGGAAGCCCTGAAAGACCCAGCAAAGACGCAGGAAACAATAGAGGCAGTGTTTGCTAAGATTGGCGTAGACGCTTCTCCGCCAACAGAAACCCAAATCCGAGACCAGTTGGCGAAGGATTTCTTGGCGAAGGCAACCGCCATGAAAGCAGGAATCATTGATCCATCCTTCCATAGCGGATATGGGACAGACTACGATAGCCCTGATACGATGAAAGCGGCGCTAGCTAACTTAGCATCTTACGATGTCAAGCCGGAAGACATTACTTATTCATTGGCTGGCGGAAAGGTAAATATTGCTCTTACGCCGGAGGCTGCAAAGCGTGTATCGGTTGAACTAGGTAAACAACGCTCAGCAGAAATGGGAGTAAGCGCTACGCATACAGGCGGCACTCCTAAAGTTCCCACGTTTTATTCCAGTCAAAATATGAAAATTTCCGATATTGAAGAGCGTGAGAAGTTTATTCGTCGGCTGTATAATGACGGTTCACATACTGGGTCTTTAGATAGGGCTGAAAAATCACAAAGCCACGGGTCATGGTTGGCAAAAAAGGGCATGTCGGGTGGCGAAGACTCGGCGCACAAGGCTGGCGAAGGAATGTATATTCGTGTTGCCGACAATGCCGGAGAAGTAAATAAAGATACAGGTGTTATCCTGTTTACTGATGATGTGGTCGGCAAGTTAGACGGACAGTGGTCACGGAATGATGTTTACGGTAATCCTCATAGCTTGACACCAAATAAGTGGGATACTGCTGGTGGCCCTTGGCAGCTCTTTGTCAATGGCAAGCAAACAGCGTCTTCAAGTAATGAAGTTTATATTCCTCACCAAGTCCCTTGGAATGAGGCTATTGTTAACCTTAAAAAAGTCATACCCGACCAACTTGCGGCACTTGAAAAAGACGTGCGAGCGCAGAAAGTCGATTTAGGTGTTTTGAACAGTAGGAATGTCGTTATTCAATCAGGCAGCGGTTACCGCTTTATTGTGTGGGAGGCTGGATCAAACGGGCCTGTGATGAAATTAGGTCCTGTTGTTAAATGGGCTGATCTTCCGAGTGCAAAAATTACGGGCAAATTGGGCAAGTACAAGACTCCGACCGACGACGCTGCGTCCGAACTTGGCTTTACTCGCACAGGATGATAGACTAGAATCATGATAGATTTAGAAACATTCCCTAAGTGGGTTCAGGAAGATGCAACTGCGGAAGAAGGGTCTGTAAAATTTAAGGGTTTGGCTAAGGTAAAGTTTTTCTTGCTAGATAAGCAGGTCACCCCTTACGGAACTTTTGAGTTTCCAGATGGATTGATAGATAGTTTATTGGTTGCTGGAGACGACTCTATGGTTGTGTACGGTTTTTTATTGGAGCCATCTTCTGAGCCTAATCGCTTTATGGTTACGACTAACTCAAACATAGAATATGACGTGAAATATTTAACAGAAGGTCTCATTCTAAAGCCGGAAATAGATGGAGACAATATTATTTTAACTATGGCTGACGAGAAGACTACTCCGGGCGGGGACCCTATCACGAAGATAGTGATATCACCCCTTTCCACTGATGAGTTAAACGTCGTTATAGCTAATCAGGAAAGGTAGTTTAAAATGATCTTTGCTTTTGACCTCCCAATTACCCCCGTTCGGGCTATGGCACTTGAGCAAACACGGCCTGCCGATAGGGATAAGTTGGGTTTCAGTCCGTTAGCGGCTGAACGTGTTTGGGCGTGGGACCCGAAGACCGAAACACTCAAAGTCTTTCTGAAACCTGATTCGTTCGCTTCACGTGATCACAAAAAGTTTAAAAACGACTTCGGGGAACGTTCTGCTGCGGAGCAGTGGGAAATTGTTGCTCGGGGCGACATGAAACCGAAATATATCCGCAAATTTGTCGATGATGCTGATTTGTTCAAAGACTTAGGGTGGGTTAAGTTGACAGACAAGTAGGGGCTGTGTTATACTCGTAGGATTCTCACGAAAGGAGAAAAATATGTGGATGTACACAAAGCACGGCGCTTACTCAGTGGTTGAGCAATATTCGGGCGAGGAGATGGCGGTAAGAACCCGTCATCGCCAGTATCTCGAAAATTTGATGGAGGCGGCAGAGGTTTCACACGACATCGTTGTTACCCCAAATCGAGACTACGAGTTCCGTATTGTGGTAAGCAAGGCGGAGTGGGATGTTATCGGAAAGTATTTGCTTACTTCGATCACATACCCAGATTTTAAGACACATCTGAACCAGTCAGGATTTTTTGATGATTCGGTAGAGGAGAGTCACGCAATCTATAAAGGCGCATATAATAGTTATGTGAAGAATTCTAATTCTATTTACGCTTAACAACATGGAGTAGAAAATGGCAAAGGACCCCTTGGATGGTCAAACAGTACCTACAAAAAAGATGGCAGAGGAATTGTCACGTATTCTAGGCTGTTCTGGGGCGCACCGTGTCGATGATGACACTTGGGGTCCTTGCCAATCTCCACGTGATTTGATGAAACTCATTGAGTTGGGTAACCCTGCTTTCCGTAACTGGAAAAAAAATCAGACACGGAAGAAAGCCGTCGTAGACCTTATCAGCATGAAGGCTGCTAGGACTAAGGGTGTTTTCAAGAATCGTAGGGAAGCAGAAATGACTGCTGCTCGTCTAGGCTGTACCGGTGCTCATCAAGTTCGTCAGGGCGTCTGGGCACCTTGTGCTACACCAGAGGAGCACAATGCTGCACACGGTAATACTGGCTCTGGGCGCTCTCGGGTGTTGCGAGCACAGCGGCCCGCACGCCGTGTTGTTGTGAATGAGCGTGTTTGGGAAAATCTTCGGGAGCGTGGTCCTCGTGGGATTGAGACTTTGCCGGGGGGTGGTTTGGTTTCAGCTAAGGAGGGTGTTGGCGATTCGTTTAAGCCTACTGCGGGTATGGTTGAAGAAGCAAAGAAGGGTCTTGAGTGGCGGCGTGAGACTGGTCGTGGTGGCACTATGATTGGTGTGGCCCGTGCCCGAGATATCTCTAACGACAAGAACTTGCCGTATGGTACTGTTAAGCGTGTCAAGGCATACTTTGATCGTCACCAGAGTGATTCTAAGGCTGAGGGGTATAGGCCCGGAGAAAAGGGATTCCCCTCTAATGGGCGAATAGCTTGGGCGCTTTGGGGTGGCGATGCCGGATACACTTGGGCTAAAAACATTGTTCAGCGAGTAGACGGTACTAAGAAGTCTTTTGACAGTATTGAGGAGAAGCGGTTTTATACCAGGACTCGTCGGACAGAGTACGCTAAGCGTGGTATAGCACTGCCTGATGGATCGTATCCTATTCGGGATGTTGGTGACTTGCGGAATGCTATTCAGGCGTATGGCCTTGGTAAAGATCGGGCGGCTGTAAAACAACATATCATTAAGCGTGCCCGTACTCTGGGACGCACTGATTTGGTTCCTGCTGACTGGAAGACCCGAGAAAAAGCGGCTAGGCGTTATGATCCGAAGACTCCTGCTAAGCCTTCAGAGCGAGTTCGTGGTGCAATGCTAAGAGGGGTAGCGAAATGAAAGTATGGATAGATCAAGACCTCTGTACTGGTGATGGCTTGTGCGCTGAAATTGAGCCAGCTATCTTCGGGATGGCTGAAGATGGGCTTGCCTACGTTAAAGAAGTAGCGTGGCCCACGGTCTATTCTGAAGATGGTATAAATGCTTCGGAAGACCCTATCCTCCAGATGGCCGAAGGCGTTGCTGCTGTCCCTGATGACAAACTAGAGTCTGTTATTGAGTCAGCCGAGGAGTGCCCTGGTGAGTGTATCTTTATTGAGGTTGGATAGTATTCTGTAGTCCTACCCCTTGGGCCGTTAGAGCCTCCGTCTGGTTCACACCGGGCGGGGGCTTTTTGGTTCTTGGAGTTGACACATCCACGTAGTACTCGCAGGTAGACTGGTTGATTCAACTGAGTGATATACATTAAACTATATTTCAGTGCGGCATAAACAGATTATTACAAGAGTTCCCGTGATTGTCTTTACGTTGGTGCTAGCATAATAAGTGACTGGTTTAGCCCCCCATTATTTTTAATGTTGGGTCGCCTGTCATTAAACAATATGTAAAACTCAAACCTTAAGGAGATTAACATGAGTTTTGATGAAAGTCGGCTCAACGAACTGAAGAGTGCTCTAGACTCAAAAATGTCAGAGCAGGAACAGATCGCTGATTCAATTCAAATTGAGGGTGAAACCCTCATTGCGGACGATGAGAAGAAATCCGCTTTTCAAGGAAACATGACCCAGATTCGTGAAATCAAGGGTCTTATTGAAGACATGACTACCCTACGTGACGTGTCAGCATGGTCATCGGAGGCTGAGTACAAGTCAGTCGCCGCTGAAGTTGCTGCCGGGTTTGAGGCAGAAGTTGCTCACAGCCGTGGTTCGGTTGGTAGTCAGTTCCTCAACTCAGATCAGTTCAAGTCACTTGAGGGTGGACGTAACGGTGTGAACATGTCTGCGCCTTTCGAGGCTAAGTCACTCCACACCAAGGACATCTACTCAGGATTGCCCACCGGCAACCCTTCGTCATTCGGTGGCGTCGAGCGTGATGGTATTGTTCCGATTGCACAGCGTCGTAGCCGTGTTCGTGACCTTTTCCCGGCACGCACGACCAACGCTGCTGTCATCGAGTACTTCCGTCAGAGCGGCTTCACTAACAATGCCTCAGTTGTCCCTGAGTACGCCTCAGGCAACTTCGGTGCGAAGCCACATTCCACAATGACTTTCGTGGGCGAGCAGGCTCCTGTTCGTACCATTGCTCACTGGGAAGCAGCTCACCGGAACGTTCTCGCTGACGAGCCGCAGTTGCGGTCGATCATCGACAACGAACTCCTTTACGGGCTTCGTCTGACCGAAGATAACCAGATTCTTTCCGGTGCTGGCACTGGTGAAGACCTTACTGGTATTCTCAACACGACGGGGATTCAGACCTACTCATGGTCAGCAGGCGCTACGACTCCTGTTGCTGATACCAAGGCGGATGCTCTTCGTCGTGCGGCTACGTTGGCATATCTTGCCTACTACGAGCCGACCGGCATCATCGTCCACCCTGGTGACTGGGAAGACATCGAACTCACCAAGAACTCACAGGGCACGTATCTTCTTGCCATGTCAGTTGCTGGTGGCGCAGAGTCACGTGTCTGGCGTATTCCCGTCATTGACACGCCTGCCATCGCTGAGGGTACTGCTCTCGTCGGTGCGTTCGGTACTGGCGCTCAGTTGTATGACCGTGAAGCGGCTTCAATCCGTATTTCGGAACAGCATTCAGACTTCTTCGTCCGCAACGCCATCGTTGTGCTTGCCGAAGAGCGTCTGGCTCTCGCCGTGAAGCGGCCAGAGTCGTTCGTCAAGGTCACATTCGACGCAGCGCCAAGCTGAGTCGGGTAGCTAATACGAATCAAGGATAATTGATTGCCCCCGGTTCTTCGGAGCCGGGGGTTTTCTCTTTCTGTTGTGATTGCCCTCTGGCTCCGGCTGGGGGGCTTTTGCTATACTAAGGTATTATGTCTCTAAACAATGGTGAATCGGCATTACCTAATCCGACATGGACCAAGGATGATGTAATCGTGTTGGAGGCTATAGACGACTACTACGCTGCGGGCCTGATCCGATTCTTGGGATTTCTGGTAGGCTGCGAGGGCACCCTTTCCGATTCTACTTTTGATTTGATTTTAGTGGTCCATTCTATTATTAATCCTATGAATGAGTATTATTCTTTTGATGATGCTGAAAGCCTTGTGGCGGTGGCAAGCGAGTTTTGCTTGGTAGACTGTGAATATGAGAATCAAGTTTTGTCGATGGTGGAGTTACAGGATAACGCTGTGCTGTTTCTTGCGATGCATGGGGAGCACAACTTTGCTTTAGACGCTGCGGTCTGCCTATCGGTACAGGCTTCTTCGATCATGTCTGACCGCACTGTGCTGCCTTCCCTTGCTTTGTTTGGGGAGTGGGAAGAGATTGCCGCCATTGTACTAGATGCTCTGTTGACTCAGGGTAAGTTACGTGATAGTATAGGGTGGCTTATGGAAGAGACTTCACACACTATTCTGTGTAATTCAGAAATCGAGTTTGTGGGTATTGTCCGTAAGTTGTGTGCAAGCGGTTTACTAGACGTGACGATAGGTGTAGACGATAAAGCGTTGGTCGGGATCGAGCAAAAAGCCGCAGGTTTGTTTTTACTGTTCTCCGGTCGAACCGAGATGGCTCGCACACTCGCTGATCTTTCAGTTTGACGTGACGCAAGCCAGATGATACAATTGTATCTTCAAATCATGCCAGTCTCACAGTGACTTGACACCTGCGCTAACTGCGTTCCATATACAATACTAAAACCACTTAAATCATATCTACAAAGAAAGAGAGAACCGTGGACCCTTTTTATATCCCCGACAACTTCGCTAACGATTATGCTGACCAGATTCCGCCTTGGGGGTTCAACGGTTTAGGTTATGTGACGTACAAACGAACGTATGCACGGCCTGTTTTTGAGGAAGGTACAGACTTCATTGAGCGTACCGAGGAGTGGCATGAGACCATTCAGCGAGTAGTGAATGGTGCTCAGAGTATTGGTGCTCAGTTGAGCGAGGAAGAGGCAAAGCGTCTGTATGATTACTTGTTCAACCTTAAGGGTTCGGTTGCGGGGCGCATGTTGTGGCAGTTGGGTACTGAGAATAATCAGCGACTAGGTGGGGATAGTTTGGTTAACTGCTGGTTTGTTGATGTTCAGAAGCCCACGGATTTCTCTTGGGCGGTTGAGCGTTTGATGCTTGGTGGCGGTGTTGGTTTCTCTTGTGATCAGCCTGAGCGCTTAGGTGTGGTTCGTGCTGGTTGGGTTAGTCATCAGGATGCAAATGATTCTGACTTCATTGTCCCTGACACTCGTGAGGGTTGGGGCAATGTTATCCGTAAGGTGTTTGAGTGCTATCTTGGCGACGACGATGATCCGCAGTACATGACGTATGCCACTCATCTTATCCGCCTTGCGGGAGTTCCGATTAAGACGTTTGGTGGTACTGCTTCTGGGCCTGCTATTCTTATCTCAGGTATTGAAAAGATTTGTGCTGTTCTGGATGGTGCCGTTGGTCGGTCCCTGACTTCAGTTGAGGTTCTGGACTGCATGAACATTATTGGTTCAATCGTGGTGGCTGGTAACGTTCGCCGGAGTGCCGAGATAGCTGTTGGCAGTCTGGACGACGAAGCATTCTTGATGGCAAAGCGGTGGGACTTGGGCAATATCCCGATTGAGCGGGCCATGTCTAACAACACTGTGTTTGTGTCACCTAAGCAGATGCAGGACATGCCTGAGATGATTTGGGACGGTTACAAGGGGAACGGTGAGCCGTACGGTTTCTTTAATCTAGAGGCTTCTCGTCAGTTTGGGCGCATGGGCGAAGAGCGCCCTGACCCGTCTATTGTCGGGGTTAACCCCTGTGCGGAGATTCCATTAGCTAATCGGGAGTCGTGCAACCTGGCAGAAATCTTCTTGCCCATGATTGATTCGCCAGAAGAACTGCAAGATGTGGCGCAACTTCTTTACAAGGTACAGAAGTCCGTTGCTGCGCTCGGATATCTTGATCCCACGTCCGACAAGATTACTTCGCAGAACATGCGTCTTGGTCTGGGCATTACGGGCGTTACGCAGGCGCTGGGCAAGATTGATTGGTTGGATGAAGCGTATGTTTCGTTGCGTGCCTTGGATGCAGAGTGGTCGGCAAAGCGTGGCTGGCCGGAGTCGATTAGGCTTACGACGATTAAGCCATCGGGCACTCTTAGCCTTCTTCCAGGTGTGACTCCCGGCGTTCACCCCGGTTTTAGCCAGTACTTTGTGAAGCGGATGCGTATGGCGTCCGGCGATATTCTTGTCAACTACTGTCGATCCAAGGGTTTCTACGTTGAGCCTGTGCGTAACTTTGATGGCTCAGAAGACCCTCGCACAGTGGTGGTTGAGTTCCCTTGTGCGTTCCCTGATGGAACTATTGAGGCTAAGGACATGACGGCGATTGAGCAGATGGACCTTGTTCGATACTTGCAGAAGGTGTGGGCAGACAATGCTATCTCTGTGACCGTGTATTACAAGAGCGATGAATTGGATGGGATTCGTGAGTACCTTGCTAAGAACTGGCATGAGATGAAGTCTGTTTCGTTCCTGCTGCACAGTGAGCATGGTTTTGATCAGGCTCCGATGGGCGAGTTGACCAAGGGTGAGTATGAGCACATGGTTAACAACACCTCACCGCTTGGTGAAAAACTAACGGGGTCTACTCTGATGTTAGACGACGACTTTGAGGCTGAATGCTCTTCAGGGGCTTGCCCAATCAGATAAAGTTCCATCTTCACATTCGGGCTATTATAATTAGTTGCGATCTGGCGAAAGTTTGGGTTGTAAATTATAGTTGTACCGGCAAGCAGGCTAACCCCGAAGGAGGAGATTGTGAATATCGGTTAAAGTGCCGGTGATCGAGAAGCAATCAAATTACCTAGGTGGGGTCAGGTCACTTGAACCTGACCCCGCTTGGCGTTTAAGATAGTAGTATGGTTTCTCTTCATGATTTCAAAAATCATAAAATATTTATTGATTTAACATATCTTGCCGATATGGTTCAATTTAATGGACTGTCAACCACTATTCCTCTAACACCTGAAGGCAAGGTGTCGCTACCTTTTGCGTTGGCGTCTATTTGTGGATTCCACCAGTATCCAGAAGTGGATGACTTTTTTTACTTAGTGGATTCTGTCCCTGCTGTTTACAGGGCGCAGTTTATCCGGTGTTGGGAAGCAATCGAGTTAGAAGTTAACGAGGATATTGTAGAGTGGTCTGAAAGAGTAGGGACTGCGGAGACTGTTAAACGCCTACGCTCTTTATCAAAAGAAATACAGTTATCCTGAAGTCGGCTTGACAACTCTTTGTGGGTGTATTATCATACTTCTATGAATCACCATGAGCGATGGAAAAAACATTACAATGCATTGATTCAGTACTACAACAGGTACGGCGATGCAATGCCACCCAGTGGTCATACAGAGTTCCTACCTGACGGAGAAGAAATAAACTTAGGTAATTGGGTTAGTTACATGCGTACTCGCTACAAGCAGCAGGCACTGCCAGACGACAGAATTGCTATGCTTTCGGCGCTGCCTAGTTGGGAGTGGGGACCAGTTCGGCCTGGCCCAAAGTCAAAGACCGAAGTGATAATTCGCAACACGGATATTTTGGCGAGACACAAGTCTGGGATGCCATTATCGTCTATCGCAAAGCAGTATGGTCTCTCTAGACAGAGAGTACACCAAATAGTTAAGGAGAGTTATGTCCAAGGAATATAAAGACCAAGATTGGGAAAAAGTTTTGAGTAAACTGACCGAAGAAAATGCGGAGACTCGTCCACATCCTGCAACTGCCTATATAGGTCTTGTGACGTTTGTTGTGGTCACTGCCCTGTCGGCGCTTGCAGTCATGCGGATTAACAGCACCGTCAATCGTGCGTGGGAGGACATGGAAGTGTTCCGCCCCGGTATAGGGTTTGTGGACGCATTTGTGATCACAGGGCTTGTATGGTTCCTATTCTTGTTGAAGGTGAGCATCTCTGAGGCAGTGGGCCGGTCGAATGACAAGCGTTGATATTGTGCTTACCACGTGGGATGACTCCGCTGCGTATATTGCTAAAGACATATTTGGAGCGAGCGGATCAGCACCGGCCAGGAAGTGGCCGCCGATGCCCACAACTGAGCGTATCCGTGTTCACTTGGATACCATGATTGATAAGTATTTTAACAGTAGTGATGCGGTTCCTACACGTATCGACTGGACCACTATGGCTCGTCTGTCTATTAAGGCTAGTGGGTGTCTTGACGAGGTGGAGACAGTTGAAACCTTGTGCAGTAAGCAGCGTGATTACGGTCCAAACAATATTGCAAGATTTGGACATTCTGGTCTGTTGCTTAGGCTTCATGATAAAGTTGCCCGTTTAGAGAATTTGCTTGCGCAGGGTCGTGATGCACAAAACGAAAGTCTTCACGACACATATCTTGATATTGTGGGGTACTCTGTTATTGGTGTGATGTTGCTTGACGGAAGTTTCTTTTTTCCTCTTGCGTCTTTCGCTTAAAGAGTAATCCGTAGAACCCGTCAAGGTACGGTATCATATATAAGTAGCGGACGTTACCGAGGAGGAAAGTATGCCCGATCCAATAGATGTTGATGACATAGAACTTGATGAAGAAGATGCAGCTTCTCGGCGTCCAGGCTTATTGACACGCCTTCGCCGTCGTCTGGCTCGTAGTCTCCGCCGTGGTGCTAATCGTTTACGCAGTGGCCGAGACAGGTCTTAATTCTAGTTGAGGTGGTGGCATGGCCCTAATTACAGTTTCTGACATAACAACCTATATGGATATTACTTTCACTAATGTCCAAGAAGATGCTGCTCAGTTTGTTATTGAGGGTCTACAGGCTGAACTGGAGGGCTACCTTCGGCGTCCAGTTGAGCAGGTAGCTTTCACAGAATCATACAGAGTACCTGATGTGGGTAGGGGTGTGGTAAATAATCAGTATTACTATAATTACACCACAGACCCTTCAAGTTCGCTAACTTCTCCAGGTATAATTTATACTCCTATGTATACGTTGTATTTAGAGAATAGTCCTGTTCTGTCTGTGTCGTCGGTAACGCTTACTCCTGCTTCGGCTGGGGCAACCACTACCGCTCAGGTCGCAGAGCGAGATTATGTAACTAGGGACTACGGTATTGATTTGTTTAATGCGTATGCAAATGACCGTATTGCTGTTTCGTACACTGCGGGTTTAGATGGGGCTAACATTAAAGCGTTTAAGATACTGATGCTTCGTGCAGCGACTCGGGAAATGCAAAACATGCATGACGATGTTGTTGGCCTTAAAGACTTAACAACACGAAACGTGGCCCCGCTTGAGACTGGTTTCTCGGATCGTGAGTTACTGAGTATCAAGAGGTATCGCAGAGTACGGGTGGCCTAAGATGCGTGTGCAAGTCAGAATTGTAGACGTTGACACTTCTAGGGCAGATAGACGTTTTGTGAAGATTCTTCGCAGATCACGGGATTTTAAGCCTGTGTTCCGTTGGGTGTTTCAAGAGTTGCAGAAAGCCCACCGTGACAATTTTAGAACGGGTGGTGCTACTTCTGGCTTTCCGTGGAAACCGCTAGAGCCGCAGTATGCTTCTTGGAAGATTGAGAACTATGGCGCAAACGGCGTGTTGGTGCGTACCGGTGATTTACGGAGTAGTCTGACCATGAATAGTGGTAGGGGTGCGGTTCGTGATATGGGTGCGAGAACAGCAGAGTTTGGTACAAAGCTACCTTATGCACAGTTTCATCAAAGCGGTACCAGCAATATGGCCCAACGAAAGCCACTATTTTTGCCTAAACTAATGGCAGACCAGACAGCACATGTTGTTGGAGAGTATCTGGTACATGGCTCAGTGGGCGTGAAGGCCACAGGAGGATTGATCTAAAATGATGTCAGGACCTAGGTTTGCTAAAAACTATGTGTCAAATTATTTAGGTAACGACTTGCCTTCTCGTTTGATCACGTATCGAAACCATTGGGGGTTAAGTTCAACTCAGTTACCAGACCCTCGGTACTATCTTAGTTATGAGCCGTTTGCTCTGGATGCATGGCCCACGGTTATTAATCTGGTGATTAACACTCGCTCGGTTACAAGAGAAGGCTACGAGTTTGATCATGATCCAAACTTTCGTGTTGTATACGAAATGCGTACATATATCTGGGTACGGGATCAGGGAGCTGAAACTGTTACAGCGCAGCGTGACAACTTAACTACTGTTATACGAGAAGCATTGATGGATGGTCCGTCACTGTCTGAGTATGATACTTCTGTTCCATGCTCTCCGAAAATTGATGAAGGCACGATTAGAGAAGAGTTTTCTGACTTAACGTTGATTAAGGGAGAGCGGCTGTTGGCGGGCGCTTATATTGCCTATGATCTTGCTTTGGAAGAAATTATCGACCACACCCCTGTAGGCGTGTTTACAAGTGCTGACGTTACCGTGACTTCTTTGCCCATTACTGCGATTGCCCCCACGAATTTGCTTGGTATTCCTGGTGACACTCAGGTCACGTTATCGTGGAAAGAGTCTACATGGAACGGCGGTGTGCATGAAATATCTGGGTATACTGTGCAACAGTCTATTGATGCAGGTTCGACGTGGACTACTGTGACGGCGGACACTGGCAGCACAGATGGTTTCTATGTGGTTACTGGGCTAGGTAATGGTGTATCTTATTCGTTTAGAGTGGCCGCAAACAATACAGCCGGTGTTGGAGCGTATTCTGCTGCGAGTACGGCTGTAAGCCCTGTAGCTTAATTTGTTTATCAGGGATATAGTTCCTGCGACTTCCAAGCACTTGGTGGTAATATAATAGTTGACAGAGCAGACACATTACGTTTCGCCCTGAGGTTAAACAATATGTGTATTGTACATTCGATGAAAATGGAGGCTTAAAATGCCGGGAGTTAACGTTACTACTGCGGTGCGGTCGGGTCCTGTGGGTGCCGGAGATATCGTTGCAGGTCAGGTATTCATGGTGGGCGAGGCCGAACGTGGCCCCACTGCTGAGCCTACCCTTCTTCGTTCATTTGGTGATTACACAACCTACTACGGAAACTACAAATCAACCAATCTTTATGCTCATGTCAAGACGTACTTTGACGAGGGTGGCACCCGTTGCCATGTTCAGCGTGTGGTGGGTTCTGGTGCGGCGGCAGGTTCCGTTTCACTAGCCTCAAACTCTGGTGCTTCAGCCGGTATGACTATTACCGCTAGCTCTGTTGGTGCATGGGCATCAAACCTTACGGTTGCTGTTCTTGCTGCTGATTCAGCAGGCTACCGACTTCAGTTCGCACTAGATAGTGCGACTCTGTTGACAACTCGTGACTTGGCGACCGTTGCTGACGGTATTAACTTTGTTAACGCTTCGGGAATCAAGCACCTATTGGTAGCTTCGACTACTTTGACCGCTGCACAGGCTGACAATGCCAGCAATAACTTAGACATTGCGGTTGCGGCTGCTGTTAGCGGTAGCGCTTCGGATGGGTCGGCAGTTTCAAACACCGAGGTCGTTGCTGCTCTTGCTATTGACGACACTGGTAAGTTGTCACCTAACCTGAACACTGGTGCGGTGTGTGCTCCGGGTCGCACAGGAGCCGCCATTTGGGCTGCTCTTGCTGCTCACGCTGGCGCATTTAATCGAATTGCACTTTGTAGCTTTGGTGCAGCGGATTCTGCTGCTACCGCTAAGACGGACGCTGCTACCTACTACGCTGATGCTAATGCTAGCCACATGGCATTTTACTGGCCGTACGTGAAGGTTGCGGCACCTGCGGTTACTGAACTCGCTACGGGCGAGTCCACTATTCAGGGTGCAACGATCACAATCTCACCTGAGGCGTACACCGCTGCTGCTCGTAGTCGTGCAGTTCAGAATGCGGGCGGTCCTTGGCGGGTAGGCGCTGGCGCAATTTCAGCAGGACGTACCCTTAAGGGTCTGGCTTCTGATGTAACTCCGGCAACTGGTGATGCACTAGATGCTGCACGGGTGAACGCAATCCGCAAGGTTGGCGACTCAATCCGAGTTTACGGCGCACGCTCAGTTTCCAACGATGAAGCAAACTGGCGTTATATCTCGATGCGTGACACAATGAACTACATTGTTTTTGGTGTCGAAGCCAAGATGGAAGAGCACGTGTTCAGCGTGATTGATGGACGAGGTAACACTTTTGGTGTGATTCGTGCTGCAATCAAAGCATTCCTTGACCCCATTCGGGTAGCAGGCGGTCTGTATGAGGCGTATGATGATTCAGGCAATCCGGTTGATGCCGGTTACAGTGTGCGTGTTGATAGCACTATCAACCCTGCCACACAGCTAGCTACAGGCTTAATCAAGGCGCAGGTCGGCATTCGGGTTTCCGGTGTGGCTGACCTTATCGACATTACAATCACTAAGAGCAACTTGAGTGCTCCGCTAATCTAAGGAGAGATTTAGACATGGCAAAAGCAACACAAAGACAGATTGTAGCAACAATCGACAAAGTGGTCGTTCCGGGCCATACCAATGGCCCTGATTTTGGCGTCACGTCATACTTTGCTACGGTTAGTGGTGGAGAAATCAGTGCGTCTGTTGAGAAAGTTTATGATGGTGGTGCGTCTTTCCCCCAGGTGCTGTGTGCTCCTTCGGAGGTTGGTGACATTACTATCAGCCGGTTCTATGACCCGGATGTAGACGGTGCAAATGATCATGCCAAGTTGTCCAGTTTACGACAACTAGTAGGTTCATGCTACTACAACATTTCAATTTTCACGCTTAACTGTGATCTCAAGGACCCCGGTTCAGAGCGTGTGTACCCACGGGCACTACTTGTCGGACTCACAGAGCCTGATGGTGATGCGTCATCGGGCGCTCCGGCTTCCTACTCACTCACCTTTGCTGTGAGCGAAATTGCGAAGGACGTTGTAAGCCAGTAGACGGCTGAACCGTTACAGGTTACATTTTTTAGGATTGGCGCTACTTCGGTAGCGCCTTTTCTTTTTTACATTGCTTGTTTTTGGGTGCGCATTGTTATATGGTACTTATTATACATATTTTCTACATGAGGCTAAATCATGAGTATTCCAACGGTAAGTAATCGGGTCAACATCAAGGACCTTCACCCTAAGTTTAGGTCCCGGCTGGAAGCGTTCTTTGCTGATCCACGTATCAAGGGCAAGGTGTCTGTTGTTTCTGGCGTTCGGACCTATCAGCAACAAAAGTATCTGTATGACGGCTATAAGAGTCGGCGTCCAGGTTTCAACTTGGCGGCTAATCCTGACCGTGTAAATAGTGCGGGATTTCAAGGATCATACCATATGGACCAGCCTAAGTTCGGTGGTTACGGGTATGCCGTTGATTTTCGTATTGTTGGTAAGGGCATTTCCACTGGGCAAGTGAATCAGATTGCTAAAGAATTTGGAATTTGCAAGACGGTTTCTAGTGAGTGGTGGCACCATCAGCCGTGTCGTGTGAGCGGTTCTACTATGGAGTGGTTCCCTGTTAAGGGCAACATTAAGGTTCCTGCACCGGTTTCGGTGAAGTCGGAGAAGGCGGCAGCGCTTGAGTTTGTTGCTGCTGCGGTGAAGACTGTTGTCCGTAAGGGAGATAAGGGGCCGGTTGTAGAGTTGCTACAGAAGTTGCTTGATAAGCAGGGGTATAAGTTGACTTCTCGCCCTCGCAAGAACTCTGGGGTTGACGGAGCTTTTGGACCTAAGACTTTGAAGGCTGTGAAGCAGTTCCAGAAGGACGAAGGTCTTGTTGTGGATGGTATTGTTGGCCCTAATACTTGGAAGGAATTGACTGACTAATTTTCTTAGTGGCTTGACAGCGCTGACAGAAAGTTACTAGACTACACAGTATGAGCGAAAATAAAGAAAATAACGAAATTATTGAAGTTGCAGGTTCGGATAGTCCTACTCCGGCTACTGCTAAGATTAAGTCCAAGCGAGTTACAGTTCTGGACCAGTTGAAGGAAGAGATTAGCCGTGAGGTGACTCGTCCTGAGATTGAGATGCCTGTACCTGAACGTAAGGGCGTAACAGTTAGATTTTCCCCTAATATCACGAACGATCAGTTGAAGGCGTGGCGTCGGAATTCGACAAACCGTAAAACTGATGAGTTAGACTCTATCAAGTTTTCGTGCTATGTCGTGGGGCAGACCGTTTCAGGTATTTACTTTAACGACGAATTGGTGTCAGATGAGGAGGGTAATGCTATTACCTTTGCATCGCAGGCTATTATGGACATGACGGACACAGAGCGTCCTCTACCTGATGCGATTCGTGCGTTCTATGCTATTGACCCACACCTTGAGAATACGGCTCTAAAAATTCTTGACTACGCCGGTTACGGCGATGATCTTGAGACAGCAGACCCTACGAAGGGCTAATTGACGAATTAGCCGATGATGTTAGGATTAGGTCAGCGGCACGATTAGCCGAAGCATTTCACACTGATCCGCTTGATATTCTAAACTCTGATTATGACGAGTGGCTTATTCGTATGGCGTGTGCTAAAGCTCTTGCAACCGATCACAAGGACCGTGATCGAACCCGCCGTGGCACCACTGGTGGCTATGGATAAAACTGAATAGTAGGACAGGTGTTTACTTGATGCCGGGAATTTCTGTAGAATAGCTCTATAGGGATTCCCGGTTTCTCGTTGTTAGGAGTACCACGTGGCTGTTGAAGAAAAAGTTGTAATTAAGGTAGAGGTAGATGCTGATATCAGTAATGATATCGCTGCTATACGTACTCGCCTTAAGGCAATCGAAGACCACATGGGGGCGTTTAACCGCAAAGCCAAAGACATGGATCGGGGTATGGATCGTGTCAATAAGCGCTTTAAGAAGATGGAGGGTATACTTACAAAAGTAACTGCTGTTTTCATGAAGTTTATGGCTACTTTAGCCAAGTTCTCTTTTATTGCCCTAGCGGGGCAGCTCGGTCTTTTTACGGCTGGCCTTCTGGCAGCTAAGGCTGCTCTTATTACGGGTAGAGCGGCAGCGTCGGCGTATCAAGCGTCGTTGAGAGGCTTATCGGTTGCGGCGGCTGGTGTTGCTACTGCTTTGGCTGTTGCGGCAGCAGCAATGCGGCAGTTTAACGAGGTGCAGTTAGGTTTCCAGTTTGGTGGTGGTGCTCAAGGAAGGGCCAACGCTAGTAGGGCGTCGAGAAGCATTGGTAGCCGCACCAGGGGCCTTCTAGGTAGCGAGGCCACGTCTGCTATGGTAGGGTCGCTTGGACGTGGGGGCGTTACACCCAATCAGACTAACAACATTATGCGCCAGTTGTTAAACATTTCAGGTGGGGATGCTAAGGCGGCTCAAAGTTTGGCGTCGTCAATAGGCTCTGGTGATGTGAAGAAAGCAACAACCGCTTTGCGGGGTGGTGTTGGGTTTAATCAGGGGTCGCTGAAGAATGTAAGTTCGATGCAAGGGCTTATGGGCGTTGTTGGAGGTGGAGGCGCTACGGGCGCTAACTTCCAGACGGTTGGCTCAGAGATGGCGTCAACTTTTATAGGTACGCTTAAGACTGAGTTTGCTGGCATGAGAGGCATTTTTGCTGATTTAGGTGCACCTTTACTTGAGCCGTTCCGTAAGTCGTTTGCAAATATCTCTAGGATGCTTAAAGAAGATATCCTGTCTATGTCGGTTGTTCTTCAGAAGTTTGGTGCCGAGTCTTTTGCTCCCTCGATTGAGACGTTTATTGGGGCGACTAGCGAGTTTATTCGTAAAAACATTATCAACAATATGACAGACATTAAGGAGATGGGTCAGTCGTTTGTTGACTTTGGTAAGGCTATTCAGGAGTTTTTCCTTAATCTCGGTGATTATCTGGGTAAGTTAGAACCTGCGGCTAATGTTGTTATTGATATGTTTAAGGCTATGGGTGGTGCTGCTGGTGGGCGTGGGTTGTTCCAGTCGTTTAATCGGTTGATTGTTGAGAATGCGGATGCGTTTAAGGATTTTGGTTCGTCTATTGGTAATGTGATTGGTGCTTTGTTTGACCAGTTGTCTGGCGGTCAGATGGGCTTCTTTAATAAGTTGCCGTTGTTGGCTGATGTGTTTAATACGTTGGCGAACGATGTTATTCCTAGTTTGTTTGGGGTGTTTAATAAGTTTGCGCCTCTTATGGAACGTCTGCCGGGG